GGCAAGCGTATAGGCAAGCTTATAACGCCGAAAAAATGACAGACAAGAGCGTTGATGAAACTGCTAATAAATTGTTGAAAAACCCCAAGGTTACCGCAAGGTATCGTGAACTAATCAAACAATTTTCAAACATGGCTCTTTGGTCCAGGGAACAAGCATTTAACGAGTACGAATGGCTTAAGAATCAAGCGAAGGAAGACATTAAAATGCAAGGTGTTCGTCAAGCTAATTCAAATGCTTTTGTGAACGCACTTGAAGGCATGAATAAGATGGCAGTCGTTGGAGATGAATTAGTCAATGAGAAACTTCAACAAGAAATCGAGGTTCTTAAATCGAAAGTTACGAAGATGGACGAAAACAATGAATCGAAAGTTGCAGAATACTTGAATAAGTTAGGAGATGAACTAGATGAGTTTGCGTGATGTATACACTCCTAAACAAATTCAAGTCGCAAAACGTCTTCGTGCTTCTGATTGGTTTATCTGTGTGCTGCATGGTGCAAAACGTTCAGGAAAGACAGTATTAAACAACGATGTGTTCTTGCAAGAGTTAGTTCGTGTTCGTAAGATCGCGAATGAATTAGGTATTGCAGAACCTCAATACATCCTAGCTGGAGTATCAAGCAGGACGATTCAAAACAACGTGTTGCAAGAATTGTATAACCGTTACGGAATGGAATTCAAAGTTGATAAACATAACAGTTTTCGACTATTTGGAGTAAAGATTATCCAAGCTTACACAGGCACAATGTCAGGCCTTGGAAACATTCGAGGGATGACGGCGTTTGGAGCATACGTAAACGAAGCGTCACTAGCAAAAGAGCAAGTGTTTAAAGAGATTGTTTCACGTTGTTCTGGTGAAGGTGCTCGGATTGTGGCGGATACAAACCCAGACAATCCAAATCATTGGTTAAAACGTGACTACATCGATAACGAGAGTGAAAACATCATTAATGAGCATTTTAAGTTGGATGACAATACTTTCTTATCGAAGAGATATCGTGAGAGCATCAAGAAAGCTACTCCTTCAGGGGTGTTTTGGGATAGAGATATTGAGGGCCTTTGGGTTATCGGTCAAGGAGCTGTGTACAAGGACTTCAATCGTGAAGTGCATTATGTGGACGATATTCCTTATGATAAAATCAGCAACTATTTTGTAGGGGTCGACTGGGGATATGAACACTATGGCGCAATGGTAGTGATTGGAGAAACGGATGACGGGACCTGGTATTTAGTAGATGGTTGTGCTGCAAAGCATAAAGATATTGATTTTTGGGCGCTGAAAGCAAGAGAATACGCTGACAAATACGGTGACAACATTCCGTTCTATTGCGATTCTGCACGTCCAGAACACGTCAACAGATTGTGGAATGATGGATTGAACGCATTTAACGCTGATAAATCTATCTTGTCTGGAATTGAAGTTGTGGCGAAAGGCTTCAAGACGAATAAATTATTTGTTTTAAGAAACGCTATTCCTCGATTCGATGAAGAAGTGTATCAGTATGCGTGGGATGAGAAAACAGGTTTGCCTGTCAAGGTATTTGATGACGTTATGGATGCGTTGCGTTACGCATTGTATTCAAACGTTACTAGAAGAAATGGATTTGTGGGGTGATTGAAATAAAAATCGAAGAAATTATGAGTAAAGATTATGAGATTGCTGCTAAGGCAATTGATACAGCTATCAAAGAGCAAATAGGTAAAGAATCATATTCAGCAGCTCAGACGGCTAACCGATATTACGAGAGTGATCATGATATTAAGAATAATCGTATCTTCTATTTGGATGATAACGGTGTTCTGAAAGAAGATAAATATGCAACGAATGTTCAGATTCCGCATAGCTTCTTCACTGAATTGGTAGACCAGAAAGTGAATTACTTGTTAAGCAATCCAGTTCGATTTGAAGTGAAAGAAAACGACGAGCTGCAACGTTTGATTGATGAATACGTTGATGAAGACTTCCAACTATTTGTTTCGGAATTGCTGGAAGATGTATCTATCAGTGGTGCGACTTATGCGTATATGAGAACAAACGCGGATGACAAGCTATGTTTCCAAGTGTCGAGATTCTTGAAGACGTTTATGGTGTATGACGAAACATACGATGAAGTCGCAGTTATTCGTTATTACAAGAAACAAATGCAAGTCGAGAATAAGTTATTAGACGTAATGTTTGCAGAACGCTGGACGGATGAGAATGTGACGTACTTCAAGACGGACCGTAACGGGAAACTAGTTTTTGACAAAGACCGTCCGAAGAACCCTAAACCTCATGTGGTTGCAAAAGCGGATAACGGAACTTATTTAACACGTACTTATGGACGCATTCCGTTTTACAAATTATCTAATAATCACAGTGAGAAATCGGATTTAGCACCGATTAAAGCGCTAATTGATGATTATGATTTGATGGCTTGTTTCTTATCCAATAATTTAATGGATTATGACAAACCGATTTATGTCGTGTCTGGCTTCCGTGGAACGAACCTATCAGAATTGCGTCAGAATATTAAAGCTCGTGGAATCGTAAACGTTGGGAATCCAGATAATAAAGGGAACGTTGACTTAAAGACATTTGACATTCCGTTTGAGGCACGAAAAGCGAAATTAGAAATAGACAAAGAAGCAATTTACAAATTCGGTATGGGATTTGACAATTCACAAACTGGAGACGGAAACGTAACGAACGTGGTGATTAAATCACGATATACGCTTCTTGAGATGAAGTGCCGAAAGGTAGAGATTCGTTTACGCTCTCTATTAAAATGGGCGCTGCATGCAATCATTGACGACATCAACCGATTGAATCAAACGAATTACTCAACAGAAGGAATTCAAATTCTGATTGAACCAGAAATGATTGTTAATGAATCAGACATCGCCAACATCGACAAACTTGAAGCGGAAACGAAACAAACACTTATCAATGCTATTGTTTCAAGTGCTCCATACTTAGGAGAAGATACAGTTATTGATATGATTTGCAAGCAATGGGACTTGGATGTTGAAGAAGTTCGCAAAGCTATTGAAGCAGATTCAGAAGTAGGTGAAAACGATGAATCAGTGGGAACAGGAACTGCAGAAACTGGAGAAGACTCAAGACCTGAGGATGAATAGGGAATTGTATCACATCTACTCGGACACGTTGAAAGATGTTAAGAGTAAATTGAAAGCATATCTCGATGAGTATGAGGATTTACCATATTGGAAGCAACAACAAACTGGTAGGTTAAAACAATTGACAGACGAGATTGTTGAAAAACTCCAAGAGGTATATCCTCAAACTAAAGCCGTAATCGAGAACTTCAAACAAGAACAATTTGAAACTGGTTATTACGGTGGATACTACACTGTGGAAGAATCGCAGCAAGCAGATTTGCCGATAGCGTTTCTTCCAGATGATGTTATTAGGTCAGCGGTAAGACGGCCAGTTGCTAGTAAGACGTTATCTGAACGCTTATATAAAGCACGAAATAGATTAGCGAATCGCTCCCAGGGTGCAATCACCTCTGGAATTTTGCAAGGTCATGGATACGCTGAAATAGCTAGTGTGATATCAAGTAACTCAGAAGCAAATTACAGGCAAGCGTTGCGAATCGCTCGTACTGAAGGCGGTCGAATGCGAACGCAAGCAAGGCAGAATTCGTATGAAGAGATGGAAAAGGTAGGTTGTGACTTACAAAAGCAATGGCTTGCTGCATTAGACAGAAAAACTCGTAAATCTCACGGTCACTTAGATGGCCAAAGGGTGAAAATCGATGAATTCTTTGTGTCTGATGGATTTAAAGCGATTGGTCCAAGATGTTTTGGTGTTGCAGGTATGGATATCAATTGCCGTTGCACTACTATCACAATCGTCGATGGAATCAATCCAGATTATCGAAGAGATAATGAGACCGGAGAAAAGATATCGTTTAGAACGTATGATCAGTGGAAAAAAGACATTGATGAACGTCGCTTTTTGATGTCTGATGACGATGACTACATGAAAGCAAAGAACATGAAGTCACATCAATTAGGCAGCAAACGAACTATTAAAGATGAACAAATCAGCTTTAAAGGTCGCAAGGTACTAACTTCGAATCACGACCTGTATGTGTCGGATAGCTTGAAAGGGACTAAGAAGAGCATCAATTATTACGAAAAACAGATAGACAAAGCACTAGAGCTGCTAGACTTACCAACTGGTGCAAAGAAACCTAGAATTGTTCTGATGGATGCTAAGAAGGACCTAGGAAGGCAAAGTGCTTTTGGTTCGTATTCACCAAGTACAAACACGATGTACTTAGATGCAACTACTCCAGGACACAAAGCTATTGTGAAGCGACTCAAAACGGCGAATGAATTTTGGAAAAAAGAGGGCAAGCCTTGGAAGTTCTTCGCGGTAGATGACGATTCTATGAGTCCTATTATTCATGAATTTGGACATTATCAACAATATCAATACGTAAAAAAATACGCGGAGAAAAATGACGTAAGTTATGCTGAAGCAAAGCGTAAATTTAATGCGAAACTGCTTGATATGATTGATAAAAACCATTATAATATTGCTAGAGATATCAGCGGTTACGCGAACAGGTATCTAAGTAAAAATGAGCATTCGTTAGGTGCAACTAATGAGATTGTTTCTGAAGCGTATACCCTATCTATTTTAAAGTCTCACGCATTGGCAGATATTATAACAGGATTGTTGGAAGGAGGTTATTGGTAATGATTATACCGACAGATGAAGAAATGAAAATGTACGCGAAGTTTGAACCACTAGAAAAGTGGAGAAAACGTGGTTACGGTACAGAATTACGCGATGACGCTCCGGAAGATATGAAATTATTAGCGTTAGAAGAACAAAAATGGTACGAGGAACTTAGAAAGAAAGAAGAAAACGACCCGATATCTCGTATGCTTAACTCGTTTTAAAATTTATCAATTTTCAAAGGATACAACCAAAAAGGTTGTGTCCTTTTTTGTTGCAACAAAACTGACCTGGGCAAGTCAATAAACTACCTACGACTCATGTGGAGTATAAGCACAAAAAAACATATCCGCTGTTGGAATCAGCATAAAATTGGAGGGATAAAAATGGAATGGATTATTGACATTCTAAAGAAATACCAAAAGGAAGACGGCACGATTGATTTAGCTACTGCAGAGCAAGAAATTAAGAGTGAATTTCCTAAACAAGCAGTTCCTAAAACTGTTTTTAACGAAAAAAGTGAGCAATTGAGAACAGCAAATGCGACAATTAGCGAACTAAAAAATAACAGCAAAGGCGGTCAAGATAATCAAGACAATCAAGACAGCCAAGGGAACGAAGAATTACAAACGCAACTAGAGAAATATAAAAAACGCATTGCAGAATTAGAATTGCAAGAAAAAACGAACGCAATGAATTACCAAGCGCGTTCAGCTTTAGAAAAAGCCGGCATTTCTGATGTGGAATATGGATTGTATTTACTAGGCACGTTAGAAGCAGACGAACAAGGCAATGTTAAAGATTTAGATAGCAAGATTAATGATTTACGTACATCTAAACCAGTATTCTTCAAGGATGAAGCACAAACTTCTTCAAATGGTTACAAAGTTGAAGATACTAAATTGGATGATAGTAAAGAAGCAGTATCTGAATTTGACAAAGCTTTTGCTGAAGCTGCAAAAGCCTTTGGGCTAGAAGAAACAAAACAATAACAATAAGAAAGAGGTAAAAATATATGGCAAACACATTAGAATATTCAAAAATTTTCCAACCTTTACTTGATCAACAAGTGACTCAAGAATCTACAACAGGTTGGATGGAAGCAAATGACAAATTCATTAAATACAACGGTGGGGACGAAGTTAAAATCGCTACAATGCTAACAGACGGATTAGCAAACTATGACCGCAGCAATGGATTCACAACTGGTTCTGTTGATTTGAAATGGAATCCATACAAATTAACACAAGACCGTGGACGTTCATTCACACTTGATTCAATGGATGTGGACCAAACAAACTTTGTGGCTACTGCTTCAACAATTATGAGCGAATTCCAAAAACAACAAGTAATTCCAGAAATCGATGCTTATCGCTACTCTAAGATTGCATCACTTGCAATTGCTGGTTCGCAATCTCGAGAAATCGCACTTACTGCTGAAAATATCGTTAGCGAATTATTAAAAGACTTAACTGCTATTGAAGAAGCTACTGGAGTAACTGACGTAGTAATTACAATGTCTCCAACAACGGCATCATTATTAGCAAGCGCTAAAGACGCTAAAGACCACATGTCTACAACACAATTAGCAAAAGGCAACATGAATGTTCGCGTTGTATCATTTAATGACAATGCTATCGTTCGCGCGCAACAACGTTTATTACAAACAGCGTTCAAATTTAATGATGGTAAAACATCTGGCCAAGAAAAAGGCGGTTTCGAAAAAGATTCTTCAAGCAAGGATATCAACTGGATTATCAGTGCTAAAGACGCTCCTGTAGCCGTTTCTAAGACTGACAAAGTGCGTGTGTTTGACCCAGCAGTTAACCAAACTGCAGACGCTTGGAAGACAGACTACCGTAAATTCCATGATTTATGGATTCCAAAAGCGAAACTTGCTAAAGTGTTCGTAAACGTAAAACCATCATAATAGGAGGTTTTTAAATGCGAAAATTTAAAAAGTTAAATGTTATCCGTGAAACGGACAACGAAGTGATCATTGAAAAACTCCTTGATGAGGGGTTTGAAGAAGTGAAAGAAGAAGTGAAAGAAGAAGTGAAAAGCACTAAGAAAGGTGAAGAGGAGTAACTACTCCTCTTTCCTTTTATTTAAGGAGCGAAGAGTATGATTATTCAATTATCAGAAGCGATGGAAATCGACAAATCTATTTCAAAAGCAGATTTAGATGCTTATGAGACAACGATTCGTAATTTAACGAATAATAATTTTCAAAACAGAAGTATTCGTAATCAGTCGCTATCCTTTCACGAAAATGTTATTGAGATGCGGCATCCTCTCAAAGGTGTTCGCGTAGGTGATACCATCGAAGTTAATGATTCCATCTATAATGACGGGCTATATGTTGTTGATTCCATTTCAGGTAACAAGATTTATGTTCAAGGCTCTGATTTTATTGAGGATTCTAACCATAAAGCGATTGTTACAAAAGTGGAATATCCGTCAGATATCGCATTCGGATTAAAGAACATCTTACGTTATCGTGTAAAGATGGGAGATAAGTTAGGCATCAAATCAGAGACAGTCTCACGTATGAGCACTACTTACTATGACGTAAATGCTAGTGACAATATCGATGGATTACCGTCTTCTCTTTATAGTTTCTTAGACAAATACAGACGGTTGAGGTGGGCATGATGTTTCAATTTGAAATACAAGAAAAGAGTTATGTCGATGATGGTATTGGTGGCTCACAGGACGAATGGCATACAGTAAGGACCGTAACAGGTTGGATTGATATGCTGACTGGTTCTAACGCTTCAAATACGACGCAAAACGCAATCACGGAGCGCTCAACTCACGTCTTAATTATCCCAACGTTTACCGAAGGCATCAAGGATACAATGCGTGTAGTTGACTCTTCTAAGCGTTGGTACACGATAACATACTGTGATGATCCAGTAGGTGTGCACCACCACAACGAAATTTACGTGACTTTTGAAGGTGTGTTAAATGGGTAGTTTTAGATTCGAGGATTATAGCAAACGCACTAAGAGAGAATTGCGTGAGGTTTCGTTTAAAGCATTAACAAGAGTCGGAAACTTGATTAGTTCCCAGTGCCAGGCTTTAGCAGCAGTAGATACTGGTGAACTAAGAGATAGTATTCAGGCAATCGTGAAAGAGTACGGTGGTGATGTACGAGTGTTTGTGGGAACGAACGTTGAGTATTCCGTATTCGTAGAGTTTGGTACTGGGGAATTTGCTGAGAATGGATTAGGTCGAAAAGGTGGTTGGTTATATCGAAGTCCAGACGGGAAAGTAGTATTCACGTATGGTAACGAACCACAGCCTTTTATACGTCCTGCATTTAAGAAAAACAAAAAACGTGCGCAGGACATTATCGCTCAAACGTTTTTAGAAAGTTTTGGTGGTTAGCAATGTTAGATTTTGCAAAGTTATTTCAATCGGAACTATCCAAAATCACTAAAGAATGCTTTCATGAGAAGAATCGCAAAGATAAGGTAGTGTATCCATATCTTACTTACGATTATGATCGTGAGAATATTACTCGTGAGCGAGATGAGATTACGATTGAAATTGATATTTTTGATTTTAACACCTCATACAAGAGAGTGTTGGAGTTAGAAGAACAAATCAAACGACACTTCAACGGAATGCTGCAATTAACGGAAGAATTATATGTAAACTTTCGTTTTGTAGGCTCGAATAAAGTGAACACAGGCTCAGATACCGTTAAGCGTCGAAATATTAGATTAAACGTTCAAACAGAATGGAGGAAATAAGAAATGGCAAAAACAGAAGTAAAACGTACAGGATATACAGTCGATACGCCTAAAAATTACTTGGTTGACGCTGGGGCAATTTATAAGAATATCGAATGGGATGCTGCAGGAAAGAAATGGAAAGGTGAACTATTAGGTGCTACTTCAGACGGTAACAAAGTATCGATTGTAACGACTTACCGAACAATTGAAGTAGATGGTGTATTCACTCCTGCGAAAGGTCAAAAAATCATTGATAAGGCAGAAGCAACACTAGAAGTTAACGTTAAAGAAATTACTGCTGAGAATATCCGTTTAGCGTTAAATGGTAAAAAAGAAACTGGAAACGGAACTGACAATCCAGCAGGATGGGATATCGTTCAATTGAAAGACAGACTCGAAGATGGCGATTATATTGACAATATCGCATTAGTTGGTGTGATGTCTGGAAGTAAAAAACCAATCATTGTAGTTCTATACAACGCGCTTTGCACAAGCGGATTAGAATTTGATACTAAAGATAATTCTGAAGCGGTAATCACAATGAAATTTGAAGCTCACGCTAACGCTGAAGACGTTGCAAACCGTGTAGCACCAGTTAAAATCTTTTACCCTAACGCATCGGAGGAATAATTTATGGAGTTAAGAGAATTACGTGGAGACGATATGTTTTCAATGCTTTCTATCATTGGGAAGTTAGATATTAAAGATGATCTTGTAGAATTGTTTGAAAAACAGCAAGAAAAAGACACTCAATTATTAGGTCATCTATCTAAGAAACCAACAAAAGCAGAAAAAGAAAAGCAAGAAAAAGCACTAGAAAAACGTGGCATGCAAATGATTGCTGGATTAATTCAAACAATCCTTGCAAACATTAATAAAGCCAAATCGGACATTAACATTTTCCTTGCTGATTTAACGAACACATCGATTCAGGAAATTCAGGAATTAAACTTTGTTGACTATACTCAATTATTAGTTAAATTCTTCAAGAAACCAGAGTTGAAGGATTTTTTAACATCTATCTCCTCAATCTTAAGCTCGGGCAACACGCTCTAAAAGATAAATTATTCAAACGCTATTCAAATCCAACTGCTCTTTTAGCTACTTACAGCATGAAAGAGACGTTGGATTTTTTAGCATATCTTTTTGAGACAGAAGCAGAAGAGAAGTTGTGGGAGTTGTGGTTAGCGAAAGATATCGAACAAGATTTCAACTCTTTCAAACAAGAACGATTGAGTAAGATTAAACCATCTTCAGTTGACGGAAAAACGATGAGTCAAACTGAAGAAGAAGATGCTATTCGTTTAGCAGAACAAATTATGAGTATGGGGGTGAAGGAAGATGGGTGAGATATTTAGACTGTTTGGGACAATCGGTATCCGCGGAAGTGACGCTGAGAAAGAACTGGATGGCGTAGCAAGAAAAGGGGAACAGACAAGCAATAAGCTGTCTAGTTTCTTCAAGAAAACTGCTACTGTCATAGCAGGAGTATTTGCTGCTGGAAAATTAATTGATTTCGGAAAGATGTCAATCGAAGCAGCGGCATCCGCTAAAGCTACTCAGGCACAATTCGAACAAGTATTTTCTGGTATTGTCGATACTGCAGAAAATGCTTTGAACGGAGTAGCTAAAGAAGTCGGAGCGGTCCCAACACGGATTAAACCAGCTTTTAACCAAATTGCATCATTCGCTAAAGTTGCTGGAATGGATACAACTCAAGCGATGGAATTTACCTCTCGTGCTACAAGAGCAGCGGCTGATACTGCAGCTTTTTATGATAAGTCATTAGAAGAAACGACTGAGACCTTGAAGAGTTACTTAAAAGGTAACTTCCAGGTTGCGGACAATTTAGGAATCTTATCGACTGAGACTACTCGTAACGCAAAAGCAACAGAGTTGTTCGGTAAAGAATATTCGAAATTGTCGGGTCTACAACAACAAGAAGTACTCTTGCAAATGTACGAAGATGCCAACAAAGTGTCAGGGGCAATGGGGCAAGCGTCTCGTGAAGCTGATGGTTGGGAAAACGTCATGGGTAACTTAAAGCAAACTTGGGAAGATTTTAAAGCTACGATTGGTTCAGTTGTTTTAGACAGCCTGGTTGTAGCTATGCAAAACTTAACAGGTTTTGTGGGCGAATTAAAAGACAGATTCTTGCAATTGAAAGATAGTGGAGAGCAATTCATTAAAGGCGTTGTTGAATCCGACGCGTTTGCTAAAGTCCAGGAAATATTTAGTAAAGTTGTTGAGAATTTGAAACTGGCTTTCGATAACATCGGAGGAGTCGTTAGTAACGTATCCGCAATCATCGGAAGTTTTGTTGATGATCTATTTAAAATTGTAACAGTAGAGGACATCATCAACACTGTTGGTGGAGCATTCGAAACATTAAGTGGTTTCATAAGGGATGCAACTGGTTGGGTTAAAGATTTGACTGGATATATCTCTAGTAACCAAACTGCCATGGATTTACTTAAATCAACAGTGGTCGGTATTGCAGCAGCATATACGGGTTACAAAATAGTTGTAGGAGTAGTCAGAGGTATTGAAGTTGCACGTCAAGCAGTATTAGCGATCACAAATGGATTAATGCTTGCGCAATTTGTTCGTACTGGTGCGTTAACTGCTGCAGAAGCGGCGAATGCAGCGGCAACAATGGGAGCAAGTGGAGCGTTTGGAATCTTTAATGCGGTTTTAAATGCGAATCCAATTATGCTGATTGTTACAGCAGTTGCGGCATTAACAGCAGGCTTGGTTTGGTTCTTCACACAAACCGAAACAGGTAAACAATTATGGCAAGATTTCATGAGCTTCTTAACAGGTTTGTGGAGTGGTATTTCTAGTTGGGCCTCTGAAACGTGGCAAAGTGTCGTAGACGCTGTCATGTCAGTAGTTAATAGCTTAACAGAGTTCTTCAGTAATTTATGGACTTCTATCACGAATATAACTACACAAGCGTGGAATGCGTTCCTTGGAATCATAAATGCCTATTATTCAGCGATTATTAATGCAGTTAAAGCTAATTTCGAATTGATTAAAAACTATATTAGTACCGTGTGGAATGCTATTTCAACTGCAGCAGGCGCAGCATGGGAAATCATAAAGAACGTCATCATCGGACCGGTGTTAGTTCTATTACAACTGTTAACAGGTAATTTCGAAGGAGTGGCAAGCACTCTTAGTCAAATTTGGACCAATATTTCTACTGCAGCACAAACGATATGGGAATCATTATGTACGATTGTATCTGCATTTGTAGATACGTTGGTTCAATACGTCGTTAACATATTCACTGGAATGTCAGAAACATTCGGAACCATTATGCAAGGTATTTTGGATGTAGCGTCTTCTATTTGGAGTGCTATCGTTGGTGCTATTAGCGGATTTGTAAGTTCAGCTTACCAAGCTGTTGCAGATAGCGTAAGCAACATGTTCAATATCGCATCTCAAATGTTTAGCAGTATCGTATCTGCAGTTGGAGAATTCTTCGGGCAAATTCCTGGAACGATTAGTGGCATTTGGAATGATGTTATTAGTTTCTTATCTGGCATTAACCTATACGATATCGGGATGAATATTATCCAAGGTTTAGTAGAAGGTATTGCTGGGATGGCTAGTAGCGTTGTTAGCACTATCCAAAACGTAGTTGGAGGAGCTATTGACTTCGCTAAAGGTTTACTTGGAATCCACTCGCCTTCTAGGGTATTTAAAGAGATTGGTAAGTTTACTGGCGAAGGTTTAGCCATCGGGATTAACAACGAAGCGGATAATGTAGCAGAAGCTAGTAAAAACATGATAGATGCGGTTATTCCGGATTCTATTCCGCAAATTCCAATCGACTATTCAGTAAGTTACGGTGCATCTCCATCTGAAGTGAGAGAATCTGCTTTGAAAAATGCAACTGTCCAAACGATTGGACAGGGTTCAAAAATCGATGTTGTTATTGAATTGTTATCAAAGATTTTAGAAAAAGACAACGACACTTATTTGGATGGACGTAAATTGACTGATGTTGTGAATGGATATAACAAACTTAATGATAGACGAATGATGAGAGCAAGGGGTGAATTAACATGATTTACAATGGACAAGATTTATCGAGTTTAATAATTATTAACAAAGTAGAACGTGCTATGACACCTCTTGTTACCAACGTTGTAAAACAAAAAAGATTTATTAAAAGGGAATACGCAGAAAAAACTATTACGGTTAGAGTCACTGTTAAACACGATGTGTTACAAACGATTGATGTATTGAACCGTGTTTTCTCTGTACCGAATCAAAAATTAATTTTCAAAGACCAGCCTACAAGATACTATGAAGCCGTTTTGACTGGTGAAATCATTCCTACAAGCTCTGTGAGAGGCGCTGAGTTGCAACTGCAATTCTTAATTCCAAAAGGAGTGGCGTATTCAACTGCAGAGAAGAACGGAACAGTAACTGGTGGAAAGTTGACTGTTGAAAATAACGGAACAGCTCCTACTTATCCAATTTATACGTTTATAGCTAGTTCACCATACAAAATGATTGCGTTAGCTCATCCGAATGGGAAAGTTGTCCAGTACGGATATGAGAACGGAGAAGATGTTATTAAGACAGGTGATGTCGTTCGTTTCGAATCAGAAAGCAACACACTACTCATTAACGGAAAAAGAAAATACATTAATCCTGCCAGTCAAGTTTTTGGAATTCTACCAGGAACGACTCAAATAGAGGTTAGTGCGGATGGGAACAAAGCTGTTCCAAGTATTAAATGTGCGTACAGGGAGTGTTGGTTATGATTACGGTTACGAATAGACAGTATGATATTGTCTGTCAGTTGAGTTTTGACTTGACTGACGGACTTTTTGCATACAATGATTGGTTTGAACAAGACCTAGACACTGGCATTGGAACTTATCAATTTACGGTTGATAAAATCGGAGATCCTGAGATTGAAAAAATAAACGTAGGATGTTATTTGATTGTAAAAGACGGTAGCAAGATACGTTCGTTCGAAGTAATGAGAATCGAAGAGGACAAAGACTCTAAAACGATTTACGCTGAAGACGCAGGACTTGACCTCTTAGGTGAACAAGTGCCACCTTACAAAGCGGACAAGAGCTATCCAATTACTCATTACATTGCAGAATTTACAATTGACTCAGGCTGGGATATTGGAATTAACGAGATTCCAGAAACAACTACTCGTAAACTTGAGTGGGAAGGAACTGACACTGCTACTAAGAGACTTAGACAGTTGGTGAGAAGGTTCGATGCTGAAATAGCTTATGACTTCGAATTTGTTCACGGAAAGATACATCGGAAACTAATTCACATCTACAAAAAGATTGGTGAAGACAAAAAAGTACGTTTAGAAGTCGGAAGCGAAGTTTCAAACGTTAAACGAACCATCTCGATTGAAAACCTAGCGACTACAATTGTGGCTACTGGCGCTGATGGAATCACATTATCAGGAGTTGAATACAACGAAGGGAATATTCGTTCTTCAAAGAATTCAATTTATTTAATCGATTATGATGCGGTAGCAAGATGGAAACGAGCTGGATACGCTCCTGGTGGCGGAGGAATCGTTAAACGTTATGAAAGTGAGGCAAAAACTCCTCAGGCGTTAATGACTGAAGCGGTTATTAAACTAAAACAATGGAACCATCCTGAAGTGACGTATGACGTATCGATTAGCTTATTACCGGAAGAAATCAATATCGGCGATACTGTGGTCATTGTAGATAATAACTTCGAACCAGCATTGGTTGTAGAAGGACGTGTTTCTAGTATCAAGAAATCCATCGCTACAAAAGAAAGTGGCGAAATTAAAATTACGAATATCGAATCCAAAGAGGATACGATTAGTGAAAAAGTTAGACGTTTAAGCACATTAGTGCAAGAACGTCTTTTTGATTTTACAGCCGTTCCTTTTGTAATGACTATTCAGTCTAGCGATGGTGTAGTGTTCCAGAATAGTAATATCGCTACTAAATTAATTGCTAGTGTTAGCAAGTTGGATATTCAAATGAACAGTCGTTTCACATATCGATGGAAACGAGTAAGTAAATATGGAACAGACGATGCAGCATGGAATGAACAACACTCAAACGGTAGTAATGAATTATCTATTACTGTGAACGATGTTGATAGAGAAGCCACATTTATCTGTGAGGCTATCGAAGGTAATCAAGTCGTTGCGAGTAATTCAATCGTTATCAAAGACTTCATCGTTAATAAGTCAATAGGTACAACTCCTCCAGCCAATCCAAGCGTTGGAGACTTGTGGACGGATACAAGCACACCTGGTAAAGATGTCCCTAAGATTTACACAAATGGTAAATGGGAGCCTGTCTTGAAGAAAGACGACAAAGAACTGGAACGGCTTCAGAAAGAGTTTGAAGAGAGAAACAGGGAGCATGCCAACCAATTTGCTCAAGTTATGGAGATTATCAACAAATCTCAAGTCACAGAAGACACGTTCAGAGATTTAACTGGGAAATTTAGTAACTTGGAAGAGTCTTATAAGAGAGTCCTAGAGACTGCGGAAGAGATTAAGGGGCTTGGACAGAGAACTAAAGCTGTCGAGTTAAATATAGAACAATCCCAGGTACTTCTTAATGCTATTTCAACTTATTTTAGTATTTCTGAAGACGGCATGTTGATTGGCAAGAATGGAGAGAAATTACAAATACGAATTAATAATGAACGTATGGAATTTATCGATAGCGGACGTGTCGTTGCGTATGTCTCTGGTCAACAGATGAACATCGTGAGCGCAACATTTTGGAATAGCGTCACGATTGCCAATCATATTTTCGAAAGATACAACAATGAATTTACTGTCATAAGTTACGTAGGGGGTGCTGTAAATGGTTAAGATATCGAAAACGACATCTAGCGGATATGTACGACTAGTCCTTGAAGTTAACGAAACTGGCACAGATATCGCAACTAACACCTCTACCATATCGTGGCAATTGTGGTTAGAAAGAAACACCACGTGGGCTTACGATTTAAATAACGAGTCGTTAGCTGAAGTTGAGATTAATGGCCAGAGCGTATTGAGTAAATACGTTAGCTTTGACTTAAGGAATCGAGAATGGGTTACTTTTGGACAGGGAACCATGACTATTCCTCATAACGAAGACGGAACTAAAAGTATACCTATTTGGGCACGATTAACGAATGTTGCAGACCAAGGAAATATTAACTGGTTCAGTGGAACTGTTAACCTAGCAAATATTCCAAGATCTAGTGGAATTAAATCCGTAACTGAAACGGAATTGGGACAACCAATCACAATCATCATCGATAAGAAAGTCGATGAGTTTAGACACCAGGTTAGCTGGAGTGTTAACGGGAGCGATTTGGTTGATTTAGGAAGTGGACACGACACGAGCTTGCAGTTCACAGTCCCAATCGATTACGCTAATCGAATTACCAATAGTGCTACTGGAGCGTTAGATGTCCGTGTACGAACGTTTAGAGGTAATGAGCAAATTGGCAACGATGTCTATAAACGAGGGATTCCTATTAAGGTTCCTGCTTCTATCGTTCCTACACTTGAAGACATAACGATTACTGAAAGAACGGCACAATTGGCAGAATTCATTCCTGTAGGAAACTTTATTAAAGATAAATCAGTGATGCGTGTTGAAACAACTGGCGCAAATGGTTCTTACGGGTCAACTATCATTTCTACTGAGCTAACTGTAGATAATTTAGTCGTGAGAGCAACCACTGGTGATTTCCCTGCAAACAAGGCTGGGAATTTAGAGGTTACTGCCAAAATTACTGACTCAAGGGGCAGAACCGCTACTAAATCGAAGACAATTAAAGTATGGGATTATTACGCGCCTCGAATCATTGCCTTTCTGGCTAACAGAACAGGTAACGGAACTAATAAAACCATCATTGCCACGGTTGCTGCAAACGTGAGTCCATTAGTAATTGATGGAGTGAATAGGAATCCGTATACTCTTAAAATTCAGTATTCAGCTAAGAAGACAAACAGATGGATTGATGCCGTAAATCTCACGAATGAGAGTACAGAGAAAATCAATCGTCAAATCGACTGTGGTGCATTTTACGAACTTTCAAAAGCGTACAATGTTCGGTTAGTGATTCAAGATAAACTGAGTGATTTAGTAGACTCTGTGCTTCTTGTTCGCTCATCCAGAGTTCTTTGGGCATGGGGAGACAATCGTGCTGCGGTAGGTGGATTCCCAGAGTTAGAGGGACACTTCGAGTCATTTCTTCCTGTTGCATTTCATAGCAACTTAAATGTTGAAGATGGCATTATGTCGCGAGGAAAACCAATCCAGGAATTTGCTTTGACATCCCGTGAAGGCAAGTCATTAAAATTTAATGGTGATCTAAACAATTTGAGGACATCTGGAAGCTATCACGCCTTTGGAGTGCAACATAACCCAGCCGGAACTAATAATTACGGATATGTGAATGTAATAACTCACAACACAGATTCTAATTATTGTGTTCAACAATATATTCCGTTCAATTCAACTACAACACATATTAGAGTCTTAGAAAATGGAAGATGGGCAGAATGGAATAACGTATGGTTGAATGCAACGTACTTAAACGGTTGGAGTAATTATGGAAACGATTATCCGCCAGTTCAATACAAAATCACTAATACTGGTTCAGTTGAATTGAGAGGTAGTTGCAAAGGTGGAGATGCAACGCCATGGAAACATGTGGTGAAAATTCCTATAAGAATAGAAAACCAAATTTTTCTTAAAGGAATCACGAAAGGCTACAATCCATGTATGTTAGCTGCGTATGGAGACGGAAACGGAAATACAATCATAGTATCGTTAAAAGATATAAACAGCGATTGGCTATGTTTTGACGGTATAGTAATCAACAAATAGAGGTGAAAAAATATGGAATTAGATACTATTAAAACTAGAATTACATCACTAGAAGCAAAAGTGAAAACTAAACAAGAAGAAATCAACAGACTAAACGAAGAAAAGGCTCAGTTCGAGCAAAAAGCTCAGAGTTTAAACGATGAGATTCAACGTTTAGAGCAAGATAACTCAAATAAACGTGAAGAAATCAAGAAATACAAAACTGTAGTAGAGATTATGGAGTTGTAATAGATGGTAGATGTAGAATTTAACGTATTGACCATGCATTTGCAAGGGTTGATGCGCAGTCCGTATATTCAAATCTTGTTTTGGTTAATTTGCTTTGATGTCATCTCTGGATACATCAAAGCTTTTAAATTGAAGAAATTTGATAGTAAGACGAGCACAAATGGGCTACTCAGACATTTTCTTGTCATATCAGTAGTCATGATAGTTGCCCTATATGCTAGAGCTCTCGATCATAGAGAGATAGGAATAACCACATGTCTATTTTTTATCATGAGCTATGTTGGGTCGTTGATGGAGAATTGGGAAGCGTTGGGCTTACCATTCCCCGAAACGTTGAGACCGTACATCAACCAAATGCGAAAAAATCAAGACAAGAAATTTCAAAAAATAATTGAAATTGAAATCGAAAAGAAAGAGGATGAACAATAATGGAACAATTACAAACAACTATCATAAATGGAGTTATTAGTATTTTAGTCGTATTGATTGGATTAGCTTTCACAGGGGTGAAGGGTTTCATCGAAACTAAAGCTGCAGAATTGAAAGCCAAAACGGATACTAAGAACTATGAATTGGCTAAGTCTATTGCGAACACAGTCGTTGGAGCTGTGGAACAAATCTTCAAGGATGTGCACGATGCAAGCCAAGATAAATTCCAAGCAGCTTTCGAAAATTTGACAAAGGAATTAGAAAAAGCTGGAATCAACTTGGATGATGCATCTAAAAAAGTATTGATTGAATCTGTCGTGAATGGATTTAATGAATTAAAGAAAATTGAAGGCTAATGTTACGGATCATAGAGGGCTCGTTGCGAGTCCTCTTTTTATTTGTAGGAAGGAGGAACGTATGGAAAAAGTAATAGAAAAACATTTAAGTATTACTTCAACCAATCGAGGCATTGAGAGATTAGATCATGAAATTTACAGTCATGACAAAGGAACAGCGGTGTTCAAATTCACCACTGACGAATTAACAGCTTCAAAAGTACTATGCTTGTTCTATTTCAAGCACACAAAACGATACAAAACAATTGAGGCTGCAATCGAGGGTAATACGATTACGATTCCGTTTGATAGCGCATCAATCATTACTGACGAACCTGTGATTGGTTACGTGTATTTTGAGAAAGTAGAGCAATCTACTGACGTTTACGCATTCGCATTTAATGTGTGGCTCAGCGCTATTGACAAGGCTAAAAAAGTACCATTAGTCGAACGTGCAACAGGTCGCATTGTTGATGTTGAAGATATCGTTACTAAACAAGAACTAGATGCTCTCTTTGCAAAAATCAAAGAGCAAGGTGGAACGTATGATGATAGTGGATTGCGTACCGAGATTTCGAAAATGACGGGCAAAATTGAGGCTTTGGAACAAAAGACGGATAAAGACACCATCTATGATGACGAGCCATTAAAACGCCGTTTATTGGCTTTAGAGAGCAAGTCTGAAATCGACACAAGCAACTTCGCAACAAAACAGGAACTACAAAATATTGCCTTAACGCCCGGACCGAAAGGAGACAAGGGTGAAACTGGGGAGCGTGGGCCGATAGGACCGATAGGACCGCAAGGATTGACAGGACCGAGAGGAGCAGACGGGCAGCAAGGCTTACAAGGTATTCAAGGCGAAAGAGGTCAGGACGGACAGCCCGGACCAAAAGGTGAACGAGGAGAACAAGGTCAAAAAGGGGATACAGGCGAACGAGGTCCGCAAGGGTTACAAGGGGCAACGGGTCCTAAAGGGGAGAATGGTCGAGACGGTCGAGATGGCGTTGGGATTCCGCAAAAATTAAGCATCGCTGGGAACGTGGTTACACTTTCCGATGGTGGTGGAAGCATCACACTCCCAACTACCGCAGCAACACAACCAAGTGGCACTCCTGGTCAAGTTCATGAATATGAAATCCATGGGACAGGAATGCCAAATGGAAAAGTAACCGCTCCTGTTGGGACGACATACGTTGACACAGCAGTCACAAACGGTGCTCTTAAATGGATTAAGAGACGAGGAAACGACAATCAAGGATGGGAAGTGCTAACAGGAGATACTGGTTGGCGTACACTTCCAA